TATAGTTGTAGAATCAGCAATATCTGTAATTCCTGCAATATGATAAATTGCATCATTAGGGGTAGGAGCATGTAAAGTTCCACCACGGATAGTCACAGTTGAAACAGTTGGGAATGGTAGTGTGAATTGGTACTGACTGGCTGAGCCAAAGTCAGTAGTGTTGGCAAAACTAATATTAATTCTAAAGTGACAGATTAGACCCTGGAGAACATAAGAGCCAGTAGAAACAGTTCCGGCAAGAGTATTACCAGAAACAGTTTTGAATTGTGGGTTGAAGGTTTCGTTGATAGATGTAATAGCAAACGGAATACCACCAGGAGTCACACCATCGCTCAACCGAAGAGGAGTTTCTCCATCTCTGTCGTAGAAGATTTCTCCCTTGTTGCCGATGTAATCTGTAGCAGCAACTCCCCCCATATTTGCAGTAAACATTTTGTATGTGATATTTGACATGTTAGATTCTTCCTAGAAATTGTTTGAAGGACATTGCTTCATGAATACCCATACCATGGCGAACATCTTTATAGAGTTCATGTTTATGCTTTGTTGACATAGCACTTGGTGCCATCTTATGGAATTCTTTTTCGTTGCCAGCGGATGCATGGTGGCGCATCTTAGTAGCAGATGCACCAGAAACACCAGTATCTGCATCAGAACGTTCGCCACCTACTTTGTGGATCTTGATACCTTTGAAGTTGAAGTGACCATGTCTACCTTCAACACCGTTATACTTATGGATCAAAGAATGAAATTCGTGTGCACGATCGGAACCTACATGCAAGTGAAGGTGCGTCACACCTGACTTGTGCAGATTCGAAAGATGGTGTAGCATTGTTGGAGATTCTTTGGTAGCAAGTTTAACATTTGCTCCAGGGAATGCACGCTTGGCATGTTTTAATTTTTGCTCGGGGGTCAGAGGATTCTTCTTGGCATCGTGACTACCAGTCAGAATGATAGTGTGACCATGTTCACCTGCTGCTTTACGAACCTGATTGACAACTGCTTCGTGCCCAACAGTGGGAGGGTTCATTCTCCCTTGTGTAATGTGGTGGTGGACTTCGCTCATTTCTTGCCCTTGCCTGCTCTCAGAATTGCGCTACGTTCACGATTCGCTTTCGAGAATCCTTCGCGGTCAACAACCTTTAGTCCGTTGGCAACGTAACCTTCACCACCTGCTGCTTTCCCACTGATTTTTGTGTGGAAACCACCGCCACCTGCTGCGTCGAGTCCGCGAGCAAGATGATTGGTTGCTTGTTGTAGGTGATGATGAATTTCGAACGACTTAGCAAAGTGTTCTTTGTTCTTGGTGACATGCGCAATATCTGCTTTCATTGTAGCAGTCTTGCGTTCTTTGGCAGCAGCAGTTTTAACTGCATCAATTTTCTTTTGGTGCACTGCTTCAAGATGCTTCTTGTATCCAGCAACAGTTGGTTTCTCTTCGCTGGTAACTGTCTTGTTGATGTAAGAACGAGCAGTAATCTCATGCCCATCAAGGTGATGGTAGGTATGATCCTTCATCATTTTCTCTGCTTGATCTAAGTGATGCTGAGCAGATGTCTTTACTTCTTGTGACAGATTGCGCTCGTGAGGTGCTACCAAGTGTTGAACCATGTGAACGTCAGGGTGCGACCCGAATCCCTTGGTGTCAGTAATTGGATGTGCTGTTTTATGTTCACCCTTTAGTTCGGTGTGAACAGTCATACTGACCTTTGACTTGTGAAGTTTCTGCCCTTCCTCGCTGGAGAGAGGAGTGTGGTATTCGATAGTGTTAGGAGTATGGGAAATATGCCCATCTTTTACTTCGCGAGTGTGTGGTTCACTCATATATCCACCCTGATATTCACCAGCATGTTTCGGTAGAACCTTACCGAGATGTTTGTGAAGTGCTTTCATTGGACCAACTAGGTATGGTTTGTGTCCATGCTGCTTGTCAATATCTGATGCGGAGAAATTATAGTGTGCTCCTGGACCCTTATACTTTACGCCAACCTTACCTTCTGGGGTGCGGATGGCGTGAAACGACATGCGGTCGTCAATCTTGCGGGTGATTGGAGTCTTTCCAGCAGCAACACCTCGTAGCGTCTCTAGCGCATGGTGTGCAGCTTCTTTATTGTCAAATGACCTATCCGATGGGTGTTCAATATGTTGAATCCCAGCAGCAGGTTTCTTTTCTTCAGAGAGATATTCGATAAAAGATAACATTAATATTCCTTATCAAGTCAAGGTATCTCTCATATTTATAATAAAATTGTCCTATCAAGACTCCGTTTAGTGGTTATGTTTTCTCGCGAAGAGAATGAAAATACTTCGGGTGTTCCGTTGGTAATTGATAGGATTACCACGGTTTTATTTATTAAATCAACTTTTTCCGAGTGAAGTTCAGACGCTTGTCATGATATTGTATCTTGCTTTTATCAAATGGCGGAGTATACATTATATACTTTTCATTATCATAAACAGGTTTTGATAGAGTATGATCAACAATTGTCTGCCTACCTCCACGAATGCATTGTATTTCAATATCAGGCAATGGTGTTCGTGGGAAATTAGTTTCCATTATGTGTAGAAATTCACGGTCGCCATAGTGGAATGGAGTATAAGACTCGTCATATCCACCACTCTTCTCATACATAGTTTTGTTGCACATAAAAGTATTAGATGGTTTCTCAGATGACATAAAGAAGTTATTATGTCGCGTGCAAAAACTATACCAGTGATCAGGATTTAAATCCATGTTATATAATTTTTCTAGATCTTCGACAGTAACAAAATGATCAATGTCAAGAAAGATCATCCACTCAGTTTTTGCAACTGCTGCTCCAAGATTTCTACAACCATGACTATTGAATCCAATATCTTCGTCGATAACATACAAAGAAACATTAGTATTAAATGTACTCTGTTTCATCACATCAAGTGCAGGGAACTTTCTAGATGCATCATCAATCAAGATAATTGATACAGGAACAGTGTAACTATTCCATTGTTCTATTGCTTTTTTGAGAAAATATTCGTCATTATAATATGTTTGAATAATAGTAATGTTGTTCATATTTTGCACTCTAAATTAGTTTTTCCCATTCGAAATTAAGTATCGTTTCGATCTGAACGATCTTAGATAGATCGAATTTAGGAGTAAAGAATATCATTTTTTCATTGTCATAAACAGGAGCACGAAGTGTTTCATCAACAATGCCCTTTCTACCTGCGCGATGGCATTGAATAGCAAAGTCATCCAATGATTTTTCTGCAGACAATTCATTGAGTTGCTCTAGAAATTCACGGTCGCCATAGTGGAATCTGACATATGACTCATTATATCCACCAGCATCCCAATAAAGATTCGCATCAACAACATATTGATTTAATGTTAAGGATGTTTTATTTGGATGTTTATAGAAAGTCTGTAATTTATACCATGAATATGGTTCTAGAACAGAATCATTAACCAATCTATCAACGTGCGTTGGATCTATAGTATGATCAATATCTACAAATAATAACCAATCACCTTCTGCATGTTTAGCAGCAAGATTGCGACAACCGTGACTATTAAATCCTACATCTTCGGTGACACGATACAATGAAAAGTGGATGTTGCTACGAATTTTATTTTTCGTAACAACATCCACGGCAGGATATTCAGTAGATCCATCATCAACAAGGATGATTTCTATATTAGATGTGATCTGATTCCACTGATCAATACATCTTTGTAGATCTTCTGGTTCGTTGTAGTAAGTTTGAATTAGTGTTAGTTTATTCACCGACAATCTGTCTTAGTTCTTCCGACGCATCAATCTCAGTAAGATCGATGGCAGGAAATTCAACCTGCTCAGTGAGACTATACTGAAGATACTCATTGTGAGTGATGTTCTGGTCAAGATACAGTTGCCAACCAGAAAGAGTTTCATGGAACTGCTTGGTATGAGTTTCAATCAGATGACGCTTGTTCTCACAAGCACGACCAATCTCATCTAGACTTGGTTCATGATCGAAACGAGCAACGATATATTCCTTGCCGCCAACGGTTTTCCACAGGGGCATTTCTTCTGTGGCAGAGTTTGCCCAGATCATAGTAGTGACAACCAACTTGAGAGAAAGTTCGGCAGTTTCAGTTTGTTCAGTCATTTCAGTTCCTTATAAAATGGCGATGCCAGTAGGGTTCGAACCTACGACCTAGAGCTTAGAAGGCTCTTGCTCTATCCAGCTGAGCTATGGCACCAATTTCAATTATTGTTATACTATAGAATGGTATATTTGTCAAGGGTTTTTTTATTTAACATCTAAACGTTCAGGATATTCGAACCATCCAGTTGCAATGTATTTATTGCCAACCAAATCTTTTGCTGCACGATGAACGTGAGTATATGCGGCAGGCCATATCACAACTGTTCCAGCAGTTGGAGTATATGATACATCCTGGTATTTAAATTCAGTCTTGCCGCCTGTCTCAACATCATTAAGATATATCATCCAGACAGCGAATCGCGAACGATTGTTACCAGAACCCTGTTCGTAGTGCCAGCGATGAAATCCACCACCAGTTTCCGATCGTTGCATTTTCCAACCAGGAGTAAAAATCTCAAGGAAAGATCTGCCTGTGACATTATACTGCTTGTTGTATTTTCTCCAAGCAATCATAACAGAATTAATGATTGCTTCTTCGCACTGCTTTAACGAACCATATCTTCCATTGAACAGATTCCAGTCAGTTCTAGATGCATCATCAGAAAGAATACATCCAGATCCAGGATCTGGTCGAGAAATGATTTCGTCCATTGTTGCGCAAGTTTCTGCGCAAACATCGAGTGACAGTAAGTCAGGATATGCTTCTATAAAATTCATCAAAAGTCAAACTTCGAAAAGTCCCTCATTCTTGTTCCTATCTGTGTTCTCTCAAACACAGGAATATCTTCTTGCCCCGAATCTGTGATGCCTTCTTGCGCAGATGCTTCGACATCATACAGTTTCATCTTACCACGATCAATACCAACCATGAACCTTTTGTTAACAGCAGGATCATTATATCTATTCTTCAACTGCTTGACCATCAACTGTCCCATCTTCTCGAGTTCTTCCGTCGAGATTAGAGCAAACATCAAGTCAGCAGTAGCAGGTAGACCAAACGATTCTGAAGTATCCGTAAGTTCCACATCACTGTTGGCATAACCACCACGAGTTGTTTGGGTTGCCGAAACAACTGGTAGATCGAACTCAACAGCAAATCCACGTAGTTCTTCAGCAATCGCCTTCACATATGTATAAGAGTTTACACCTGCTCCTGGTTTAAAACGACTAGAAGCACAAATATTTAGGTAGTCAACAAAGATAATATCGGGGCGGAAGTTTCGCTTCAGTTGCAGTTCGTTTAGCAATGCCTTGAAGTGTCCAACGTGCGCAGATGCAGTAGGATACTCCTTGACAATCAACTTGCCCTCTGTCTTTTTACGGATCTTATCAATCCGATTGTCAAACATGGACTTAGAAAGATCCTTCAACTCTCCGATGTTTACATTCATCATGTTCGCATCGATACGTTCAGCGATACGTTCCTCTGCCATTTCAAGTGTGATATACAGAACATTCTTACCTTGCGCAAGAACACCTGATGCCATATGACACATGAACAAAGACTTACCAACACCAGTACCAGCAAGACAGATGTTTAGAGTCTTGTTTGGTAGACCACCACCTGTAATCTTGTTGAACATGTCGAGATCGAATGGCAACTTGTTTTCTTGGCGATGATAGAATTCGAAACGAGAGTCAGAATTGTCAAGATAATCGTGCCCGACATTATTATCAAAGCAAACACTCAATGCTTCCTGTAAGATTGAGGGGATACCATCTTGCGAATGTGCCTTGTCGTCGCCATCAATAATCTTAATTGATTGCATGATTGCATTGTAGACTGCCTTGTCCTTACAGAACTTCTCAGTTTCTTCCAACAACCACTTGTTATTTACATCTAATTCAGCATCAAGTTTAGTAAGTGTCTCATTAATATCTTTATACTCTCGCTCATTTACTGTCCTGTCATTCTGGACTGCAATATCAATCGCTTCGATTGTTGGCAGAGAATTATACTTATTAATAAATTCTTCAATGTAACCAAAAAGTTTACGGTCGGATGAATCATGAAAGTATTCAGGTTTCATAAACGGAATAATCTTCCGAGTATAATCCTCATCCGAAAACAACTTACTGAGAATAATAGTTTCAATCTTCTTCTGCAATTTTTATATCCTCGTAGTTTGTTGCATATTCATAGCAAATTTTTTCACAGCATGGTTCGCAAATGTATGTCTCAAAGGGAATACCATTTTCTTCGCCATGTAAGCAGAGTGCAGGATCTTTCTTAGGATTGATCCCGCACCCACACTGATCACAGGTTTTCGTATTCTTCTGAAATATCCTCGTCAGATACGTCCACATTATCACCCTCCATCATTTGTCCACCTGCCATACGATATCGCTTCTCAATCCATTCGCCAAAGGTAGGATCTGTCAGCACTGGCATCCAGAATTCTTTAGTGTAAGTATCATTGAGGCGATACTTCTTTTCTTCGCCAGTCTTTTGATACCAACCGTTGGATGGTTTAGTAACGTGACCAGATTCTAGAGCAATATCTAGTAGACCAGACCACTTACTAATACCACCTTCGAATGTAACTTCGATTGGGATCTTGCTCTTCTCGCGAACATAACGAGACTTCTCGACGTTGATGATAAAGTTGTAACCAACTACCTCAGTACCAGACTTCTCTTGCTGGCGACCAATAATGAAGATGTTATCAGCAGAGTAGTAGATACCAGTTCCACCCGACACGATTGCCTTGGGGAACATACCAATTTCCATGTAAGTATGATTGACCACGACCATAGGAATATCCTTGATGGTAAGGTGTGGCGTGATCATACGGAACAGCGATTTCATCTGCTTAGCACGAGTCATATCTGCGACGGACTTACCGTCCAACGCATCATCGACTTCCTTCTTGGAAGCCAAGTTACCAACAGAGTCAACAACAATCATAACGTTATCACCACGTTCGAACTGATTGATCTGTTGCATCACATCGTGCTTCAACTGCTCAATATCAGTAATCGGTGTGTGAATTACATAGTCAGTATTAATTCCAAAGTTCTCGAAGTATGATTGTGGCGCACCAAACTCTGAGTCATAGAACAGAATAGCACCATCAGGATACTTAGTTTGGAAACTCTTAACCAGCATCATAGCAAACGCTGTCTTGAAGTGTTTCGATGGACCAGCAAAGACAGTCAATTCTGGAGTCAAACCACCATCCAGTTTACCAGACAAAGCAACATTCAACGCAGGAACTGATGTCTGGATCAGATCCTTCGTACTAAACAACTTACTCTTAGAGAGAACGTTAGTCTCTTTAATCGTGCTGTTCTTTTTAATCTTATCAATTAGTGCATTACTCATCCAAATAAATCCTCCAGTGTTGCGGTCTCTTCGGTTTTCCAACCAAGACCTTCAATAATTTGTTTAATTGGTTCCAAGAAACTCTTCTCGAACATTGTATTATAATCTATATACTTATGAATGTCAAGTTCTTTTGGAATCTTTCCGATAAAAGCAATACAATTTTCACGGATATGATTGGGTTCCTTCAAGTATAGGAACTTAATCTTCTCGCCTTCTTGGATTACTTCATGTATTTTATCTAGATTATTCTTACGCAGCAGGTGATTATACATCAACGCACCTCGAACATGCATCGGTGTTCCTTTAGCATAGATATCTGCAGTAGAAGTATACTTTAGTAGTCCGTTAACACCACGAGGGAATGCGATTTCCTCTGGTTCAAACTTGTTAAACAACATACGAGTATGTTGAATGAATCCCTGCAGAGTTTTCTCATCCGTAGTCAGCGCCAACCTCACTGCTTCTTTGAGACTTTCACGAACAGGTGCTGGAGTCGAGGAACGAACAATCTCGAGACCCATGACTTTGAGTTTCGGATCTTTG